GGTTATAAAGATGATGTAGACTTGCAATTTGAGGAGATCAGTGATAGTATAGTAAGTAAGGGTCTGCATACCGAAGACCTATTAGACTCATCTTATTAAAGGAGATTTATTATGTTGTATGTGAGTATCATCGGATTAGTTGTGGTGCTTGCTATTTGTTATGCTGTATATTCATTAAAGGTGTATAATCCGCATGACTAATATTATTGACACAATCTAAATAAACTGATATAATTGAATTGAAGGTATTAAACAATTATGACAAAAGGATTTACTGTTAAAGCAAATGCACCTAAAGTTAAGAAAGCAGAAGACGAATGGGACATTGCTGCTATTAAAGAACGTATGAAAGGTAAAGCAATTGTATTTTGCTTACCTGGACGTGGAGTATCATATACATTTCTAAAGAATTTTGTACAACTATGTTTTGATCTTGTACAGAATCAGATGAGTATACAGATCTCACAAGATTATAGTAGTATGGTTAACTTTGCAAGATGTAAGTGTTTAGGTGCAAATGTATTGAGAGGACCTGATCAAGTACCTTGGGATGGTAAACTTAAGTATGATTATCAGTTATGGATTGATTCGGATATTGTCTTTGATGTGAACAAGTTCTGGCAGTTATGTGATCTATCTGTACCAGCTGAAGGTGAAGAGAAAGGTATTACTGCAGGATGGTATGCAACAGAAGATGGAGTCACAACCTCTGTCGCACATTGGTTAGATGAAGATGACTTCCGCAAAAATGGTGGAGTTATGAATCATGAAACTGTTGATAGTATTAGTAAGCGTAAGAAACCATTTACTGTTGATTATACAGGATTTGGGTGGGTACTTATTAAGAATGGAGTATTTGAACATCCTGAAATGAAGTATCCATGGTTTGCTCCTAAGATGCAAGAGTTTGAATCAGGTAAAGTAGCAGATATGTGTGGAGAGGATGTTAGTTTCTGTTTAGATGCTATTGAAGCAGGATTAGAAATCTGGTGCGATCCTCGAATTAGAGTAGGGCACGAAAAGACTCGTGTTATTTAATAGAGTATACGGAAAGTTTGGTATGGTATGGAAAGAAGTTAAAGATTATGATACTTTATGGAATGAGATAAGTGAAAACCTAACCGAACTTTCTCGTATTGATAAAGTTAAATATTATGTAAGAGCAACTGAAGATTCTATTCAAGATAAGATTAAACGTGTTGAAGAACATGCAAACCGATTGGAGACTAATTAATGGCACTTTATGGTACAACAGATCAACAACTAGAAGCAACACCAAAGAAGACTCGACAAGGTACAGGTAAACATACCAAGTATGCAGCCACCTCTCGAAATGGTGTTAGAAAAAAATACCGAGGACAAGGTAAATAAAATGGAAGTTATTCTTGTAGTTGCTATAATTGGAGGTGCTATTTTAGGAGCATATAAACTAACTCCTAAAGAATGATATATTATTATATAAGACTTCCTTCGGGAGGTCTTTTTTTATGCTTATAATTAATAGTAGAGTTTCAATGGTAAGAGACATGGAAAGGAAAATGTTAAGAGAAATTGCAAATGACAATCAAACACCAAAGAAACGTGATTTACCATTACAAAATGATTTGTATGAGAGAATAGATACTGATGAAGAGGAAATTAATTTAAATGATTGGGATACTAATGGACCTGTACCATTAGCCGAATTTTAAACTATAAATAAGACAGGATATATCATCTTTTTTATAGGTACATATGCCTCTTCAGCGTGTAAGTCAAGGTTTTAAAGATATTAGTATGACTTTTCAGAGAAATCCTCTGAATAATGATTTGATTGCATTAAAAAATATTACTGCAATTACAAGATCTGTAAGAAATATTATCTTTACTTATCCTGGAGAGAAACCTTTTGATCCTGAATTTGGTTCACAAGTTTCAAGAATGCTTTTTGAAAATGCAGATCCAATAAATTCGATCAGAATGAAGCGTGAAATTGAATATAGTATTAATCGATATGAACCAAGAGTTTTATTAACTTCTGTAGTTGTAAATCCTAATTATGATTCAAATAGTTATGATGTAGGAATTAATTATAATGTAATTGGAATTGACGTACCTACACAAAACCTAGAATTTGTGTTGCAATCAACATCTCAATAAATGGCACTAGTAAATTTCGCAGATCTGGATTTTAACCAGATAAAGGTTACTTTAACGAATTATTTAAAAGATAATTCCAATTTTACAGATTATGACTTTGAAGGGTCTAATTTGTCAACAATTTTGGATGTTCTAGCATATAATACGTATATTTCCTCATATAATGCCAATATGGTTACTAATGAGGTCTTCATTGATAGTGCCACTTTAAGAGAAAATGTAGTTTCTTTGGCGCGAAACATTGGTTACATGCCAAAATCGCGTAAAGCAGCTGTTGCAAGCATTAGTTTTTTCATCGATACGACCGATATTATACCAAGTCCATCAGTAATTACATTAAAAGCTGGACCAGTTGCTACATCTGCAGGAACTTTTGGTAATCAATCCTATGTTTTTTCAATAAAAGATGATATTACAGTACCAGTTGTTGATAATGAAGCAGATTTTGACTTAATGTCAATTTATGAAGGTAGTCTTATTAAGGAAACGTATACTTATAGTTCCAGAAATCCTAATCAAAAGTTTATAATTAGCAATATTGGAGTAGATACTCAACTAATCAATGTAAGTGTTGGTACAAATGAGAGTACTGAGAAACAAAAGTATAGTTTTCAGGATAGTTTATTCGATATTGATGGAAATTCAAGAGTTTTCTTCTTACAAGAGATTGAAGATGAGCGTTATGAAGTGATTTTTGGTGATGGAGTCTTTGGAAAGAAACTTTCTGAAGGTAATGTAATAGAAATTGACTATATTAGGTCAAATGGAGACTCTGGAAATGGAGTTACTCAACTTGCTTTTGTTGGTCAACTCCAATATACACGAAATTCCACTACTTATCCGATTACAAGTGGTATTTCTATGATTACCACTGATATTCCTTCTAGTGGAGGTGAAGTAATTGAAGGTGTTGACTCAATTAAGAAGTATGCACCACGAATTTATGCTTCTCAAAACAGAGCTTTGACTGCAAATGACTATGAAACGCTAATTCCATCAAGAATTTATCCAGAAACAGAGTCAATTTCCGTTTTTGGAGGTGAAGAACTCATTCCTGCACAATATGGTAAAGTTTTTATCAGTATTAAACCAAGAACTGGTGAATTTTTGCCTAATTTGATCAAAGAAAACATCAAGAGAGACCTTAAAAAGTATGCAGTAGCAGGAATTGTGCCTGAAATCCTTGATTTGAAGTATCTTTACCTTGAAGTTAATTCAAATATCTATTATAACACTAATTTTGCTTCATCTGCCACTGCTGTATCAACAATTGTTCAAAATAATGCAACAGCATATGCTGAATCTAGTGAATTAAATAAGTATGGTGCACGATTTAAGTATAGTAAATTCTTAAATGTTATTGATCAAAGTCATAGTGCTGTAACATCAAATATTACAACAGTTTTGATGAGGAGAGACATTAGACCTGCTTTAAATGCAATAGCTGAATATCAAATTGGATTTGGTAATCAATTTCATATTGCTAGAATGAGTGGTTATAATATTAAATCTTCTGCATTTCAAGTTGAAGGAATTGCTGGCAATGTTTACTTATCTGATATTCCTGATACTAATAGAGAAACAGGATCATTATTCTTATTTACTGTTTCAAATCCACAATCAACAGATGCAAAGATTGTAAGGAGAGGTGTTGGTTCAGTTGATTATATTAAAGGAATTATAACAATTAATCCTATTAATATTCAGGCATCAACAAAAATAAAAGATGGACAATCAGTTATTGAAGTTTGTGTCCCACCAAGTTCAAATGATGTGATTGGATTACAAGATTTGTATTTGCAACTAGATATTAATAACAGTACATTTGAGATGGTAATTGATCAAATAGCATCTGGACTTGATCCTTCAGCATCTAACTATATTGTTTCTTCCAGCTACAGTAACGGATATCTAGTAAGACCATAAAATGACACAAAGCAGAGTACCATTAAGAACAGTTGTTAAAAATCAACTGCCATATTACGTTATAGATGAATTTCCTCTTATTGGCGATTTTTTATCGACTTATTATCTTTCTCAGGATTTTCAAGGTGCTCCCCTCGATTTAATACAAAATATTGATCAATATGTCAAGTTAGATAATAATGCCAATACTATATCATCTACTTTACTGTTAACTGCAGTAAATTCATATACCTCTACTATTACAGTTTCTAATACAAATGGTTTTCCTGAAGAATATGGTCTTATTAGAATTGATGATGAAATTATAACATATAGTGGAAAAACTGATACTAGTTTTACAGGATGTACACGCGGGTTTTCTGGAATTGCAGATGATGAAAATGAAAATTTAGTTTTTACACAAACTTTAGCAGAGGATCATGCTGCTAATGCAACTGTAGAGAATTTAAGTGTACTTTTCTTAAAAGAATTTCTTAAAAAGACAAAATATCAACTTCTTCCAGGACTTGAGGAAAGAACTCTTCATACTGATTTAGATAAAAGTCTTTTTATTAAGCAATCCAAAGATTTTTACAGTTCTAAGGGAACAAGTCAATCTTTTAAGATTCTTTTTAGAGCATTATATGGTGTTGACGTAGAAGTACTGAAACCTAGCGAACATCTTATTGCTCCTTCAGCACCTCTTTATAAAATTACCAATGATATGGTTGTTGAACCTATATCTGGTGATGTTCAAGCAATTAGAGGATATACATTAATACAAGATTCGTATGGTACTTCAATTGATAAAGCTTATGCTCCTATTACGAATGTAGAACGAGTATCTGTTAGTGGCGCATCGACTGATTTTTATAGATTAAGTATTGATTCCACATTTAGTAGTGATAAGACTTATGGTGGCGCAGAATATGGAACATTTAGTGTTCATCCTAAAACAAAGTGTATTGGAGATTATACTAGTAGTTCAACAACGCTTGATGTTGACTCAACTGTAGGATTTCCAACTTCTGGTGAATTATATGTTACTTATACTGATAGAAAATCAGGAATTGTTTCATATACATCAAAAGCATTCAATCAATTTTATGGTTGTAGTGGTATAACTGATAATATTGCTAATAATACTGTTATTGGTATTAATACACATGCTATTGCCACTCTTGCTGATGATACGCAAGTAAAAGTAAGAATTACATCTGTTTTAGGTGATATTAAGTATGATCAACCAAACTATTATTATGAAAAAGATGATACTATTGAAATTAAAACATTAGGAATTAGTACAGCTGATGTTGCTTCTAATTCTTGGATTTTTAATGCTGCAACTTCATATAAAGTAGAAAAAATAACTAAAATTAATGAAACTGCCTTTAGGTATAGAATTGTTCTCGATAATAATCATATTTTTAAGGTAGGAGATACTCTTACTGTTACCGCATCAGGATATAGTGGTCAATCAAAAGTTTATGGTGTTAATGGTGTAAAAAGCATTACGATTGGTGATCAAGGATCTCTTGATGAATATATTACAGGTACTCTTCCCATAACAATTAAAAAGAATATTTTAAAAGCAGATGCAGTTAAGTTTCCATCAGCTAATAAAGTAACGACTGATGTATCATCTGTTTATAAAAATAATGGTAAAGATACATTAGTAGCATCATCTTCTATTCCTTTTTATAAAGATCAAAAATTAAATGTTAAAAAGAATTTAATTACTTTTGATGGTACTTTTAGTGGAGATACCTTTAAAGTCCTTACTTCTGGTGATCATGGTTTCTATACTGGAGATATTGTTTATTACACCCCACAGAAGGTTACAAGCACCGTAGAAGACGCTGATGGTAACGAGACCATAGAGACAACAACTTTAACTGGTATTGCTCAAGAAGGAATTTATTTTGCAAAAAGATTAGCAGATACTACTTCATTAAAATTAGCTAGAAGTAGATCAGAACTTTATACTGAAGATTATATAACAACAGAAGCAATTACTGTTTCAGATAACACTATTGAATTTTGGAAATTTAAAGGTCAGGAGTTAGAAAATCATAAACTACTTAGAGAAATTAGTAATCCAGAAGATGAAGGTGGATTAATTGAAACAAAGGCAGGACAAGCATCTGGTATTTTAATAAATGGTGTTGAAATTTTAAATTATAAGTCAGTTGATTCTATTTTCTATGGAAGAGTTGAAAGTGTTGATGTTGATGGTGGAGGATCTGGATATGATGTAATAAGTCCACCTGATTTCAATATTGCTGACCCTGCTGGTATTGGTGCAACTGGAAATGTTGCTGTAAGAGGAACATTTAATGAAATTAGAGTTGTTGATACTGGATTTGATTATATTGGAAAACCCACAATCAAAATTAGTGGTGGAAATGGTAAAGATGCAACAGCCGATGTAATAACAAGGTTAGTTGATCATGATGTTAATTTTAATTCTGAAGAAAGTTTTGGATTGGTCAATTTAACGACCAATACTATTGGATTTAGCACATATCATAAGTTTAGAGATTATGAAAAAGTAATATATCAACCGAATGGTCAAGTTCCTATTACAGGCCTTTCAACAGGAGCAGAATATTATATTGATATTCAAAATGCAACTAGTGTAAAACTTTATAAGTCAAAAGATGAAGCTGTTAATCAAATTAATGTAATAGACCTTACTGGTTATGGTGAAGGTAGACATACACTGTCTGCAGAAACTAAAAAAGCAGTTGTTAGTTCCATTCAAGTTACTAATGAAGGATCTGGTTATGAAAATAAGAAAACAGCAGTTGTTGGATTAACTACAGCTTTAGATAGGATTACTGTTGAAAGGCATGGATATAATTCTGGTGAATTGGTAACTTATTCTACTGCAGGAACAGTAATTGGTGGATTGACTGATGGAAGTAATTATTATCTCACAAAAATAGATGATAATACATTTAAACTATCTGAAGTAGGTCCATCAGGAAAAGAGAAGTTTTATTATAACACAAGACAGTATATCAATTTAACAAGCACAGGATCTGCTTTAGATGCACATTATTTTAATTACACTACAATTTCTGTTGAATTATCTGGTAGAGTTGGCATTTCTTCTGTAGGAACTCAAACGTTTAAAGCTATTTTACAACCAATTGTTAGGGGTGAAATTGTATCAGTGAATTTATCCAGTAAAGGTTCTGGATATGGTTCTGCTGAAATTATGAATCTTCATAAAGAACCAGAAGCTTCTATTGATATTGGAGATTTAATTGAGGTTACTCCGGTAATTGTTAATGGTGCAGTTATTGAAGTATTAGTTAATAGAAAAGGATCTAACATTACAGCACCACCAACAATTGAAATTGAAGGTGGAGATGGTTTAGTAATAACACCTGTTATTGAAAACAAAGAAGTTACTAAAATCAATGTTATTGAAGGTGGTTCAAATTTTGTTGAAGGCACCACCACTACCAGAATTACATATCCTGGAGATGATGCTGTTTTTAGAGCAACGTTGCAGAAATGGACAGTTAATCAATTTGAAAAGAATTATGGATTCATTACAGATGATGATGGATTTATTGATGATGGATTAAATGATGATTATGGTTTGCAATATGTTCACCTTTATGCACCAAGAAAATTAAGAGAAATTTTATATGCAACTGATCAATCGGGCAATAGTCTTTATAATAGTCCTGATTTAATTATTGATAATGGATCTGAAAAAGAATCTACAAAACATTCTCCTATTATTGGATGGTCTTATGATGGAAATCCAATCTATGGTCCATATGGATATTCTAAAGTTGATGGAGGTGTTATTACACAAATGCTTTCTGGATATCAATTTGGAAATCCAGAAAATAGACCATCAATTAATACTTACAAGTCAGGATTCTTTGTAGAAGATTATGTTCATATTCCTTCTTCAAGTGAATCTGTTCTTGATGAAAATAATGGAAGATTTTGTGTAACACCAGAATTTCCAAAAGGAACATATGCTTATTTTGCTACTATTGATCCTGCACTTCCAGACTCTAGTGGAGTGTTCGTTAATTTTAAAAGACCAATATTTCCTTATTTAATTGGTGATAAGTTCCATTCAAAACCAAATAAATTTAATTTTACAAAAAATTCCAACCAAGATGAATATGATATTCAAAATAGTCCATGGTTAAGAAATACTCATGTATATAATTTCCTAAGTCCAACAAAGTCATATGAGTATTTGGATCTTCCATATAAAATGAAGAAGACTCAAATATCTGATGTTTCCTTTGCTTCTCCAGGGAGAATAGATTCTGTTGGTATTGTTACTGGAGGAACCAATTATAAAGTAGATGATAGTGTTGATTTTGATAATAATGGAACAAGTGGTTTTGGTGCTGATGTAAAAGTATCTAAAGTTGGTGGTAAGAATGTTACTTCTATCAGTTGTGCAACTACTTCTATTAATTTAATTGAAGTAGTGCCTACTAAGAAGAGTGGTCAGTATGCTTTCTATGCTCCAACTCCACATAATTTTAAAAATGCTGAAATAATTTCCATTGCTGGTTTAAGTACAACAGCTGCAAAACTTTCTGGAGATTATAGTATTGGTATTACTACTTCTGTTCATGTTTTAACTGCTGGTGTAGGAACTACTGGTGCAACAGGAATAGTTACCTATTTCTCCATTTATGGTAATTTAGATTCTGATTTTATTAAACCAAATAATGTTTTAGCTGTTGGTATAGGAACAACTGCCGAAAAAGTTAAGGTTCTGAATATTGATAAGGTATCTAATAGATTAAGAGTCTTAAGAGCAGTAGAAGGAACAACTGCTGTTGCACAGACTGCAACAAGTATTCTTTATGAAGATCAAAGGAAATTTACAGTTACGGTTGGTTATAAGACTTCCTTTAATTTCCAACTTAATAGAGAACTTTATTTTAATCCAGTTGATACTCTTGGAATAGGAACACTTTCTGGTGTAGGTGTTGGTTATACTATAACATTTACAAATCCGGGAGCTGGTATTACTAGTAAGTTTGTCCCAACACAAACACTTTATTTACCAGATCATGGACTGAATACTAATGATGAATTGGTTTATAGTTTGAATGATGGAACTGCTATTGGCGTTTCAACTAATGGATCTGCTGCTTTAACTTTAAGTGATCAGCAAAAACTTTATGCTGCAAAAGTAAATGATAATATTATTGGTCTTTCAACAGTAAGAGTTGGAATGGCATCAACCGGTGTATTTGCTGGTATTGGTTCAACCGCAGCATCTTTAGGATTATTGTATTTTACTAGTGTAGGAACTGGTGATAATCATAGTCTTAAGACAAATTATGATAATGTAATTACTGTATCATCTTATAAGAATACAGTAACTGTAACCACTGCGGAAACTCATAGTCTTGGTATTTCTGATAATGTTTATGTTGATGTGAAACCATCCATTTTAGTTTCTAAAACAGTTTCGTATAATGATGAAAATAGAAGAATTGTAATTGATAAGAGAACTATTGCAGCCAGTGATATAAATGTAACAACTAATGAAGTTACCATATCAGATCACAGATTTGCATTGGGTCAAAAGTTGATTTACAATTCAGCAACTCCTTCTGGTGGTCTTACGAATGAAAAATTCTATTATGCAGTAATTGTTAATAAAGATACGATTAAATTATCTGAATCTTATTATGATGCAACAAGTGCTGTACCTACAATTGTTGATATTACAAGTGCTACAGGTGGTTTCTTATCTCCAGTAAATCCACCAATTAAACTTTATAAAGATGCTCCGGTTGTCTTTAATCTTTCAGATTCTTCATTGGTTTATACAAAAAATGCTATTCAATATCCAGCATTTACATTTGAATTTTTTGAAGATGCGGATCAAGAGAGAATATTTGATAAAACAGAAGAATCATCTACTTTTGAGGTAATTAGATCAGGAACAATTGGTGTTGATGGTCAAGTTACGTTAGTTGTTGATTCTACTCTTCCAAAACAACTTTATTATAATCTGGTTCCAATTTCAACTGATCAACTTCCAATTGAAAAGCTTCAAATTAGTATTGATGATGAAGTAAAGGCAAATAATGAGATAGAAATTGTAGATAGTGTATACAGTGGAAAGCAGACTGTTTCAATTGGTGCAACAAATACATTTACATATTTTATTTCAGAAGTTCCTGAAAGTTTGTCCTATACTCAAAGTAATGCAAATATTAAGTATTCTACAGATTCTTCTTCTGGAATTGGATCCATTGTTGATTTGAAAGTTTATAACAGAGGTAATAATTATTACAAATTACCCAAAATTAATGGCATTTTCAAAAGGACTACAGTAAATGATTCTACGATTGGAATAGGTTCAAATGCCGTTCTTAATGTTGTAAGTAATGAGATCGGTATTATTAAGAGAACTAAATTGAAAGATGTTGGTTTTGATTATCCTTCTGATAAGACTTTAAGACCTACTGCAAAACTTCCTGAAATAGTTAAAATTGATAATCTTGCAATTTTTGATTCTATCGGAGTTACTTCTGCTGGTAGAGGATATGGTCCTACACCTAAAGTCATTGTTTTTGATGGTCAAAGTGGTGAGCAAATGATTGAAGTTGATTTGCTTTTTGAAAAGGGTGCCAGAGATCTTAAAGTTCTTAAAAATACTTATGGAATTAATGATGTTGAACCAAGATTACTTCCAATTAATAACTCTAATGGTGTAGGAATTCAAACAATTACATTCAATACTACTACTCAGGACGCATCCATTACTTTAGCTACTGGATTTAGTACTGTAAATTCATTCCCATTCTCTATTGGTGATGAAATTATGATTGAGAATGTTAGTGTTGGTATTGCATCAACAGCTGCAAATGGTGATGTTGTGACTGTCAATACTGGAAAAGGATATAATACTGATCTTTATAATTATCAACTGTTTACAGTATCTGGTATTGATGAAAATCTTGGTGGAATTGGTTTTGTAACCTTTAGTATGAGTAATTTCCTGGAAGCAGGTGAAATTCCCGGAAACTTTAATCCACAAAAATCTTCTGGTAGAGTTATTCCTAAAAAAGATTTCCCAATATTTGATATTACCCTTACAACTACACATTTCTTAAAAGGTGAAGGAATTATCTCTTTAGATGATAGTACTGTTACAGGAACTGTTGAAAGATGGGATAGTGAGACTGGATATCTCAAAATTCAAACAAATAAAGATTTTGTTGTTGGTCATGTAATTGAAGGAACTTCCTCAAAAACTAGAGGAAGAATATCTGCAACTAAGAATTTTACTGCCACTTATAATCTTGAAGCTAAATCAAAAGTTGAATCTGGTTGGGAAGAAAGAACAGGATTTTTAAATTTAAATAGTCAGGTTATTCAAGATGGTGATTATTATCAGAAATTCTCCTATGCATTGAAATCTACTATTGATATGGCAAAATGGGATGATGTAGTAAGTGCATTAAACCATACAGCAGGGTTTAAGAAGTTTTCTAATTTACAAGTTGAATCAGTACCTATTAATGATGCAGTTGTTGGAGTGGGGTCAACTTTAAGTACGGTTGATCTTGTTACTGATTTTTATGATGTTGTTGATACTAATTGTGTTTATAATTTTGATTTAGCTACAGAAAATAATAAGAATGATACACTTTCTGATCAAGTTGTACTTCAAAGTCAAATATTAACAGATTACTCAGAATCTATTGGCAATAGAGTTCTTTCTATTGATGATTTTAGTTCAGAATTTAATAGTAATCCAAGAGCAACAAGATATAGTAATATTGCACGTTTTACAAACCTTGATGCAAATGCTCATAAGTTCATAACTTATGTTCAAGATCGTAGATATACATATGAGCGTCAAATGATGATTTTGACTCTTTTACATGATGATTCTGGATTTGGTTATATGAACCAATATGCTAGACTTGATACTGTATCTGATTTAGGATCTTTTGATTATGGTCTTGATGGACTTGATGGTGTTATTCAATTCCTTCCAAACAAGTATTCTGTAAATGACTATAATGTTTTTACTCTATCATATAATATTAATGATTTGGTAGTAGGAACAGGATCTTCTCAGTTTGGTGGAGTTAGGATAGCTACAGCAAGTACTGCAGTGGCTACAGGAGTTGGAACTGGTTCAACCACTCGTTTTGTAAGTATTGCTAATACCTATACTTCAGGAAAAGTTCTATTTGAATTTAAGACAACTTCTGGAGATTATGAATTTAATGAACTGACTTTTGTACATGATGGAACCACAGTAGATTTGCAAGAATATGGTAGATTAACTAACTTAAATGAACTTGATGATGCTGCATCTGGTTTAGGAACATATCATCCTTATATTTCAGGCAGTAATGTTGTAATTGATTTTATTCCTAACGTTTCTACTGCTGCTTCTATTAATGCAATAACAGTTGGTATGGGTAATACTGCTGGAATTGGTTCCTTTGCCTTTAATCATGCATTAGTCGGTAGTGAGTATTGGAATATTCCAGCATCTGGTTCTCCAACAGCACATTCAGTAGGAGAATATCCAGATCGTTATGATGGTGCTTATATTATTGCTCAAGCTACTGATACAACTAATAACGTTACAGTAATTTCTGAAATAATGTTATGTGATACTGGTAATGATGTTCACATGACTGAATGGGGAGATCTTAGAGTTGGTGCTACTGGTAGTTTTGTTGGTGTTGGAACCTTTGGTGCTACTTATAACGCTACTACTGGTTTAACAGCATTGAAGTTTACTCCAAATGCTAGTGTAGATGTAGAAGTTAGAACATTCTACAATTATATGCGTTTTGAAGATGATATTGGAGCAGCTGATAATCCAATTACGCTTGAATTTACTAATGCCTGGATGGATTCACAGTACGGTACATATAAAGGAACTGAAGTTGATGTTAAGAGGGCATTTAACTTAACACATGATACATATCAGATTTTTGAAAGATATTTTGACGGATCAGATGGAACTATTGTTGGTACAGATGGTGAGAATGTAATTTTAGATGACTTATCACTCTATTTGGATGGAAGAAATATTAGTGGTACTACTACTTGGATTGATTCTAGTAGTGAAGGTAATGACGCAACATTAACTAATATTGTTACAGCAGATATTTTATATGGAGAAGGTGGTAAAGAATTAGGATTTGATTTTGACAGTGCACATGGTGAAGTTCCTGATGATGGGTCTGATTTTGATTTTACTGGAGATTTTACCATTGAAGCTTGGGTTAGACCAACATCATTTGCGCCTGGTGGTGGAGCAAATCAACACATAATTGCTGCTGGATGGGGTATTAGTGTTCCTGATAATACATTCACACTTTATATTGATTCTGGATATACTGATAGTGGTCAAGGAACCCTCGTATTTAAAGCAGTTAATGGTGCTTTGGATACTTCAGGAGATTTTCCTGCAAAAGCAACATTAAATGAATGGCAGTATATTGCAGTTAGTAGAATTGGAACAACTGTTTATAGTTATCTTAATGGAGAAGCAGGTTCAACCACTCAAACTTATGCCGGTTCTATTGAAACAACACAATCAAGAGTATTAATTGGTAAGTCTGAAATTGGAACTGCCGGAACAATGGATATTGGTGTAGTTAGAGTATATAAAGATAAAGGATTGGATTTATCTGAAGTTGAAAGGAATTATTCTACACAGAGAGGAAGATTTTTCCCTGAATATGCAATTTCTAATAATTTCACTGAAAATGCTATTACTATTCCCAATCATTTCTTTGTTACTGGTGAAGAATTGGTATATTCCAATCCAGGAACAGGTACAACACAAAATATTGGAATAGTAACTACTACAGTACCTAGTATTGGATCTACTGATAGATTACCAAGTTCTGTTTTTGCTATTAAGGTTGATTCTAATAAGATTAAACTTGCATCAACTGCGGAAAATGCTTTAAAAGTTATTCCAACTGTGCTTGATATTTCTCATGTTGGTATTGGTACTTCTCATACGTTTACTGCAAAAAATCAGAATGAAAAATGTATAGTTGCATTGGATAACTATCTCCAATCTCCTATTGTTGGAACATCTGTAACAACTTCTTTGACACTACCAGCTTTAGATACTGAAGATATTATACATTTGGTGGGAATTACATCAATTTATGGTAATGATTTGGTTAAAATTGGTGATGAAGTTATGAAGGTTCAGGCAGTTGGAGTAGGAACTTATACAAATGCATTACGTGTTCAAAGACCTTGGATGGGAACTGTAGCTGTTGGTCATGATACTGGTGCTCAAGTTCAGAAAATTTCTGGAAATTATAATATTGTTGGTAATTTCCTTAACTTTGTTGAAGCACCTTATGGTGGTATTCCACTTTCTACTACTACAAATGCACCATATGATAGAGATTGGGTTGGAATTACTACCAGTTCTGTTTTCCAAGGAAGATCCTTTATGAGATCTGGAACTCCTGGTGGTTCTAATGAGGCATATAGTAAGAACTATCTATTGGATGATATTTCAGATGACTTTAATGGTCTTGAGACTACATTTACTTTAAAGCAAGATTCTGCGAATATTACTGGAATTGAGAATGAAAATGCTGTTATATTGGTTAATGATATCTTCCAGATTCCAGGACTTGCAAATGATTATACAATGAATGAACAAGCTGGAATTACTTCAGCAATCTTTAGTGATTCTTATGGTGCTAGTATACTTGGTGCTGATGTTAACAAATCAAACCTTCCAATTGGTGGTGTAATCGTTACGGTAGGATCTTCTGAAGGAAGCGCTTATCAACCTCTCATAGGTGCTGGAGCAACGATAACCGTTGGTTCAGGTGGAACTATATCTGCAATCACAATTGGCAGCACTGGGTCCGGTTATAGAGCAGATTACAACTATGAAATTCTAACAGACGTTACTACAGCAATTCCTGCTTCATCAAATATTATTACTCTTGATAACAAGAATAGTGTATTTGGAAAACTTCAATTACTTGGTTATGGTAGTACTTGTACAATTGGAATTGGTACATATATCAAACCAACGAATATTACTTCTATAGGTACAACATCAGTAACAATTGGAGTTTCAAGTGCAAGTGACTATGAAATTGCTGCTGGTACTGCTGTCTTGATTAAGATTATTGCTCCACAAGTTGGTGTTGCAAATATTGGTATTGTAACAGGAACTGATCCATCTAATGATAACGTTATCACACATATTGGATTCACTACTATTAAAGATGGTTTTGTTTCAACAGCATGTTCTATAACCAATACAGACACTGGATTCTCTACAACCAAAACATATGAAGCGGTAGTTGATAGTCCTCTCTCTTATTCTGGTGTTCCTTTGATTTATCAAACAGATGGCGTATCGACTCCAGTAGGAACTGGAACTGAAGGTAAGGTTGATATTTTTGTTAGTGCAACTACGAAGGTTTCTGATTTCACTCTTGTAAATACTGGATATGGTTACAAACCAAATGATAATCTTACTGTTCCTACAGGTGGTATTACTGGAATTCCAACTGATGCAACAGCATCGAAGTTGGAGAGATTTACTTTAACTCTTGAAAAGACATTTACTGATAAATTTGCTGGATGGGCTATTGGTCAACTTCAACCTCTTGATGATATTAGTGATCAATTTGATGGAACAACTACAGATTTCCAATTAAGAGTTAATAGTGTAGTTACTTCCATTAAAGCATCCAAAGGATCAAATATTAATATTCAAGATGTATTACTTGTATTCTATAATAATATTCTACAGGTTCCTGGTGAGGGTTATATATTCCCAGGTGGTAGTACAATTATTTTTGGAGAGGCTCCTAAGTCTGGTGATAAAGTAAGTATTATATTTTATAAAGGAAGCGGTGGTCTTGATGTTGTTGATGTTGATATTCTTGAAACGGTAAAAGAGGGTGATACTTTACAACTTAATAATGATCCTTTACAAGGTCAAGATGAGAATTTCCAGGAAGATCCAAGAATTGTGATGAGTATAGATTCTACTGATGTAGTATCAACTAACCCATATTTTGGTCCTGGAAATATTAATGATATTCAACTGAAGCGTCCAATGAATTGGTGCAGACAGACTGAAGATATGATTCTTAATGGTAAGAGAGTTGCTAAAGATCGTGCTTTATATGAGGCATCTATCTATCCAAATACTAATGTTATTCAAACTGTTGGTGTTGGATCTACTACCATCTATGTTGAAAGTGTAAGACCACTCTTTAATGCTCAAAATGAAAATGATCTTTCACTATCATTCCAAAAAGAGATAGTTCTTGTTTCTCAGGACAGTAGAGTTGCTGCTTCTGCTACGGCTACTGTGTCTGCTGGTAATACAATTTCTGCAGTTACACTTACTGATGGTGGAGTTGGTTATTCTACTAATCCTGTTGTAATTCTTGGAAATCCAGTTGGTGTTGGAACTAGTAATAGAGCAACTGCTAGAGCATATATCAGTAATGCTGGTATAGTTACGGGTATTACAATGACTGGACCTGGAACTGGATATACTTCTGTACCACAAGTCTTAATGACACCACCTCCTGTTTTGGATGAGAAGATTAGTTCTGGAGTGGAATATAGTGGTGATTTTGGATTGATTGTTGGTGTTGGAACAACTGCCGTAACTGGGATTGCATCTACAGCACTTATATTTGAACTATTGATTCCAGAAAATTCTATTATGAGAGATACAGTTATTACTGGAACTGCAGTCACTATAAGTGGTATAAGCACAAATGATTATTTTGTCTATAGAGAATCTAATATTGGTAATCCAGTAACTTCTTTGGATGCTAGTGGAACTGTTGTTGGTGTTGGAACAACTTCTCTTGATAATGTTTATAAGGCATTAAAAGCTGAAACAGTTAAAGAATTTGTTTATGGTGTTGGAGATGTGTTCATTAGAAAAATTACTGTTGGTGTAAGCACTTATAATGGATACGTTTTTGGTGAAACTGATACTTTTGATAGTATGGTTCAAACTTTTGATTCTACAACCACTTCTTTTGATAATTTTGTCTTCCGTAATTATTATGGAGTTTATAGTTGGGGTAAAATTGATTGTGATGCAAGAACAGCAACACAAGAGTTTCCATTCTATAATCAAAATGGAGTAACTGGAATTTCTACTTCTGCGTATGTCAGAAGAAATGTACCTTTGAAATATAGAGACTATCTCGCTTAAAAATCTAAATAACTAGTAAAAGGTCTATTAACCAATGGCAAAGTTAGGAATAAATACAGGATCCGCTCCTAATGATGGAACAGGCGATGGATTGCGAGTTGGTGGCGGAAAAGTTAACACCAACTTTGATGAAGTTTATGCTGCTATAGGTGATGGTACTACTTTAAGAATTGGTACAGGCAGTACATGTGCTATTACTATAGGAGAATCATTTGTTGGAATTGGTAGCACTATTCCTGCTCATTTATTAGATGTAAGAGGTGGAATAGGTGCTACAAATATTAGTATAAGTGGTATTGCTACTGTTGTGGATCTTCGTGGTGTAACTGCCATAGATGCCACTACAACAGCAACCATTGAAGCTGCAACAGCAGCAATGCCTAATCAATTTGAATATATTAATGTTACCGGAATGGGTACCATTAATAATCTGAATGTATCAGGTGTTTCTACTCTTGGTATTGCAACAGCAACAAATTTTAGCGTATCTGGTGTTACTACATTTAATCAGGACGTACAATTCCCTGGTGCTTCATATAATGTTCTATGGGATCAAGCAACAAGTAAATTTAAGTTTGATGATTCTGCCAAATGTGTATTTGGTAGTGCATCTGGTGGAGATTTGTTGATATACCATACTGGTGGTAATAGCACTATAAAAAATGAAACAGGTGAATTTAGAATTGTTGGTAATGATATAAGATTACAAACTCAAAATGGTAGTGAAGATTACCTTTTAGCTGTTGATGGTGGATCTGTATCCATATTTTATGATCATGGCAAGAAATTAGAAACTACTGTTTCTGGTGTAAATATTACTGGTATTGTAACTGCTGATAATGCAAATGTTGCTGGTGTAGTAACTGCTACTAGTTTTACTGGTAGTGGATCTGGACTTACTGGTATAGAGGCAGGTTTAGATGCCTTCTCTGCTGGTATGTTCAGCATGTGATAAATAACTAAAAACTATAAACTAATGGCATTACAGAAGACTAGATTACAAGATATCATTAAAATCACAGGAGTAGCTAATCAGGCTGTTGGTCTTGTTACTGGTGGAGTATCTCCAACTCCTGTTGGAATTGCTTCTACCTGTTATGTTAAAAGTGTGGTGATGCATAATCCAACTTCTTTTGCTTCTACGATTTCTTTGTATTATGAAGCGGCTACTAGTCCCGCATCAAATCCTCCAGCTGAAGCAGATCAGTTTTATCATCAAACACTTTCTGCTAATGAGACTCAAATTTTAGAACTTAATTATCCATTGGTTTTTACACATCATGATACATTAAGTGCTGTTGTTGGAATTGCGTCAACTGCAAATATTATGGTTCTTGGGGATATTGAGAGGACCGTTTAATGGGAATTAGATCCACATTAGGTAAAAATTTAAGTAGTTTTTTAAGTGTTAATAATACTTCTGATATTGGCACTACAGCAGATAATGTTCTTCCGATATTAGCAAGTGGTGGTACAGGAATTCAAACTACAGGTAAGGATGGAACAGTCACTAATTATCATGTATTTACAGAACCAGGTCATTTTCGTTTAGGTCCTGCAGCAGTAGGAACTGGAAAAACTTTTACTGTTTTAGTTGTTGCTGGTGGTGGTTCTGGTGGTGGTTCATATTATGGTGGCGGTGGTGGTGCTGGTGAAGTTGTTTATGGTCCTGCAGTTACATTTGATCTTTCTAATGGATATGAGTATAAAGTAGACGTTGGTGAAGGAGCATCGGCTGTAATTTGCAATCAAACTACTGGTGAGTATGATCCTGGTGTGAATGGTGGCGATTCTAGATTTTACCCTACAATTAATTACACATCAAGTAGACTTAATGATAAAATTATAGGAATAGTAACAAATTACCAATCTAATGTTGGATTAGCATCTACTGGAGTTATAGCTCTTGGTGGCGGCGGTGGTGGTACTTATAGTAGCATTAGTTATGAATATGGAAATCATGGTGGTTCTGGAGGAGGAACCTCATATTATAAAACAGAACAGATTGCTCCAGCAAGAACCCCTAAGGCAGGTGGTAGAGGATATAACCATCAATACACTTATTATGGAAATTCTTCTGATCCTGGAGGAAATTTTTGTCATGGTGGTGGTGGTGCCGGTGCTGTAGGTGCTGATAATGTTGGTGGTCCTGGATATCCTTTTGATGACTTTGGTGATTTATATGTTGGTCCTTCTATTCCTGCTCCAGTTCGAGATTATTGGATTCCTGAAGTAAACCCCGGGGGTTTATATGGTGGTGGTGGAGGAGGTGCTCAGTATGGGATGCCTACTTTTGGAGCTGGTGGAGCTGGTGGCGGTGGCGATGGCGGTGGCGACACCAGGGATGGAATACCTGGAGTTGATTATACTGGCGGCGGTGGAGGCGGTATGCAAAATCCTGGACAAAATGGTGGCGCT